GGGCGGTGTAGCCGGTGATGGCGGTAGCGCTCTTGGGGTTGAGTGCGTGGTACACGATGTAGTCAAGTGCGCGGCCCATGGCGGCAGACTGGTCAGCCTGGATAGCCTTGACAATCTCGATCTGGTTATCCTCGTCGGCCCACTTGAGCTGCTTGCTCACACGGGTCGTGGTCTGGATGGTGGTCAGGATGGCGGGGACAGCCGTGGGAACGGGGTTGGTGTAGCCCTTGGCCGCACCCTCGGCCACAACCTCGGCCTCAGAGTTGCCGTTGAAGATGGTGTAGCTCTTGTCGGCAAAGATTGCGGGCTCTGCGGGAGAGAGGGCCGCAATGGTGGAGGTGTCCTTGAGCTGGGTGGCAATCGCCTTGGATACGTTCTTGGGGAGAACGATAGAGCTGGTGGAAACTGCGTTAGGCATCGTGTGCCTCCTTTACTGAATCGATTAGTCCTTGCCCAGAAGCTGGCGGGTGAACGTGCGCCACTCGGAATCCTCGTCAGAGGCTTTCTTGCCGCGCGGGAACTTGCCCGCCTCTGGTGCGTTCGGTGCCCCCTTGGGCTTGAGATCGGCTATGGCCGTTGCCTGTGAGGTAAGCGTTTCCTCATCCTCGCCGTTGAGCGTGGCAACAAGTGACTCAGACAGGCCTGTTGCAGCGGCAACCTTTGCAACGAGAGCGTGACGGCTCTCTGCGTCCTTCATCGCCTTGTTCTCGGCCTCAAGCGCTGCGATGCGCTCTTCGATGGAGTCATTGCCTGCCATTAGCTCGTCAAGCTTGTCGGCCTTGGCCTTGTTCTGCTTGCTGCGGTCCTCCCACTTGCGGGACTCGGCCTTTAGCTGCTCATAAAGCGCCTTGTAGTCCGGCTCCTGACCACCTTCGCCGCCCTGTGCAGGATCGGTGGTGGGGTCGGTGTTGGGATTAGGCATGAGGCACCTTCTTCCTGCCCTGTGCAGGGCATCGTTTCGCACCGTGCGGTGCTGGGTGTGGGGTATCGCCCCGTGCGGGGCATTTGGATATGAAAAAGGCCCTGTGCAGGGCCTGTTTTCGCTATGGCGGTGGATATAGGATTTGCACCTATGGAGCGGGTCTGCCGCTCGGCCGATTTCAAATCGGCTGCATTCGTCTACTCTGCCAACCTACCGTTACTTGTGGTCGTGCTCTCGGTGCCACTCCCTCTTGCGGCGCATTGTCTCTTGGTACTGCTTGTACAGGGCGTCGGGGTCGTATCCCTCAATCGTCATAGGGCTAGACCTTCTCGAAAGTCCCGCCGACTCCGTGTTGAAGAAGGGCACCACTTTACAGTCACACCTGTAATGAAATTTGGAGAAAGCGCCAGCGCTTTCCTCTGTGTAGTATATCGGCCCACGACTTGCGAGCATGATGCAGAAGTCGCAGGTTGTCTCTCCCTGAGGGACTCTAGCAAATCTCACATCGCCGGGGTCGGTTCTCGCGTTCTCCATGATGTTGAGAGCAACACCGCGCTTTACCTCAACCTCAAGGTGGTTCGTCAGCTCGTCAACGAGTGCGGGAACGTCCTCTAGCTCGCCCTCTTCGAGCTCGCGCAGGAGCGCCAGCACAGCCTTACGTGTCCTTGTGGGGTCTCGCATGTCTTGTAGCGATAGGAGGCTGTCGCGCTTTCCCGTGATTCGCCGCCTCAGCTCGTCGTAGAACTCGGCTGACACTCGCGCTCCAACCGAAGATGCGGCAGAGCAGTAATCCTCCATGATGCCGATTAGCTCTCTGCGCAGTGCTTCCATAGGCTGCGAATAGTCAACCAGACTCAGTGCCGCCTTGAGTTCGGTCTGCGCCCTTTTCACCACCCTATTCACTGCGTTGCTGTATCCGTCAAGGTAGCTGCTCGGCACCTCCATCAGGTGTCACCTCTCCCCCAAAGATACTTTCGATTGCAGCGTTGGTGGCCTGCATAGTCTCTACGTCCCTGATCTGCCGCATGATGGCATCCGCCTCGTCGTTCGAGAAGCCGTTCATGAGCCAGAAAGCCTTGGTGCGAGCGAAGCCAGGAACGGCAGCGGCAAGCTTCACACTCGCGTCTGTCTGCTGCGCGAGCGTCGGCATCGCGGGGTTGGGCATGTTGGCCACGATGCCAAGGTTCAGCTCTTCTATGGCATCGAAGGTGGTGCCACGCTCGGTTGCGAGCATCGCAATGGCAACGTCGGTGAGCACGTCCTTGGCATCCTCGTTCCAGTTCTTCACCTTGAGGATAAGCGGCTCGTTCTCCTGATAGATGGCATCGCCTGACGCGGGGTTGTCGTGCACAAGACCGAACTGAGAGACGTGGATGCCGGTTGCAGCGCTCATGCGGCCACAGAGCAAGCGCCAGTGCACGTTGAGCGGTTCCATCGAGGGCTGCTCGAGCTGCCCGAACTTCGGCACATCGCCGTCTTCGTCCTTGTCGATGTTGAAGATGTTGCCGATGTAGGCATTCCAGCGGCTGACGTTCTCGAACGGGTCACCATCGGTGCCCAGAAGGTACTTCTGGGCGGATGCGGCAAAGGCTGCTGCAATCTCTTCGTTTACGTTGGCCCTCACGGCGCTGTCGATGTAGCCCATCACTTCCTTGGTGATGCGCGAGGTGCCAAAGGGTCGGTCAAGCGTGGGCTCGTAGGCCGCGAGAAACACGGGCAAGTGCCCAAGGCCGTGCTTCTCGTAGCTTGCCTGCCATGCGGTGCCCTCGGTGCGCCTGATGCGGATGAGGTTTTCAGCCGTCACCACGTTCACCCAATCGGGCTCGTAGTTGTTGCTGACACGGTTCTTGCTCATCGAGACAACGAACATCGCCGCCTCTAGACAGTCGTTGGCATCGTCCCACGTGCATCCGCAGACGTTTGCGGGGTAGGCGCTCACCCTCGCCCTACCTGCATCGTCCTTGCTGACAAAGTAGAGCGTGAAGCACTGCTCAAGGGCGCTCGTAGTGGCCCTGCGATAGAGCGTGCGCATGCGGTTGCGCCTGCTGATGCGGTTGAGCGCCGCCTGAGTCTCATCATCGGATGCGCTGTATCCGTCGAACATGGAGTGTTCCACCATCACGTCAACGCACTTCTTGCCCCATCCGCAGGCAGCGTTGAGGTTCTTAAGCTCAGGTGGCACCGAAATGCCCAAGTCCTTGAGCCGGTTGTGCATGGTGTAGTAGACGTGGCGCAAACAGTTGTTGTCGTAATGCTTGTGCCAAGCCTTTACGAGTCTCTTGGTAAGCAGCCGGTCAGCCTCGTTCAAGCCGTCGGCAGCGGCCACTTGCTCGGAAAGCGTAATCATATGCGCACCACTGCCTTTCTTCCTGGCTTGCGCTTGGTTGTCATGGCACCCCAATGGGCAAGGCTCGCCGCCTCGATGAGCGTTGCGTCTGCCCTCTCGGTGCTCTGGAAGCCCCAGCCTCCGTTGTTGCCTATCCTTCGCCGTGTGGTCTGCGTGGCGCTTATGTCTAGGGCCTCCTGCCCGTAGTGCGTGATGCCACGCTCCCTCACGGCATTGAGTAGCATGCTGTTTGCCGCCGTCACGTCCCCTGCCCTAGGCCGCAGGATGCGCTTGTAGGGCACGCCAACCGACACCAGCCTGTCTTGCAGGGCCTGCGCGTTGCTCTGGCCGTCAATGACAATCTCAGCGGCCTTGCGCCAGTTGTCGGCGATGGTGTCAACGAACCATCCGATGCCGTCAGAGAGCGACACCGACCGAACCACGTAGACGAACGGCTTTTCTCCGTCCTGCCTGTGGCAGGCAGCGAGCACGCCGCTCTTGCCGTCTGCGGAGAACTTCACGGCATAGACCACGATGCCCTCACGTGACGGGTCAAGGTTTCGGCAGGCGTTCCAGTCGGCAGCGCTTATCACCGTCTCGGCACCGACAACCTTTGGCCACCAGCCCAAGTGCTCGCGTGCGAACGTCTCAGGTGCCATTGTGCGCACGTCCTTCTCAAGGGCAGACTCTAGGAGCTGATAGCCAAGGGACGGGTTGAACTCGTACCAACGGTCCTTGTCATAGACATTGCCGATCTCCGTTGCGCCCCACTCGTGGATGCAGCCACCGACATACGGGTTGGTGTGCAAGTCCTTGCGGATGGTGGCGAACTTCTCCCCCTTGTGAACCGCCGTGGGCTCGGGAACGGTGCCCATGAGGATCGTTTGCGGTGACCCTGACGGCGCCGCTGAGTTGAGCGGCGATAGCGCCGCATCTTGGGCATCCGTGTAGCTCTGGGCCTCGTCTATCACCACAAGGTCAAAGGTGCCGCCTCGGCCCATGTCGGAGTTTGAACCGCGCGTGCGGAACTCGATGTGCGCCCCGTTGGTGAGGTCCAACACCATCTGGTTAGCGCTCGTGGTGTAGCGGCGAACCATGGCGTTCAGCTCTGGGTACTTGGCCCTTGGGTCGTTCTTGCAGGCACCGAACTTCTCACGCAGGCGGTCAAACGCCTTCTTTGCCGTCTGGTACTCCTGCGCCGTGTGCAGTATCTGCTCACCTCGGTACACAAGGCCCCATGTCTCGCGTGGGTCGCAAACGCCAGTCTTGCCGTTCTGGCGTGGGACCGGCAGCACGCACAGGGCGTTGAGCAGGTGGCCATCATCGTCAAGGGCAAGCCAATCATCGAGTATCAGGCGCTGCCACGGGTGCGGTGGAAGTCCGTATGCCTCCGCTGTCGCAACGGCAAAGCGACCTTCGGTTCGTGCGTAGCTGGCGCACCAGGAATAGGTGGGCGTTTGGTTGCCCACACGTCTAGGCACTTCTGGCCTCTTCCACGATCTTGAAGAGGGGTGAGCGCTGGGCATCCTCGCTCTGGGCCTCAAGCAGCTTCACGCGGTCCATCGCCTCGAACATACCTGTGGCCAAAGGCTTAATGTCGCGGCCAGAGTCGGTCATGTCGAGCACGCGGGCATACTTACGCACCACAGCGCGAGCCATCGCGAGTTCGTCACCAGTGGCCCACGCCTGCTCGATGGATTCTGGCGCACTGGTTTCTAGTGGCTTGTTCTTGGGCATCGTGGCACCTCCTAGGTGGGCTAGACAGATATCGCCTTATTGTGGTGTGGGACTTCAAGTGCAAGCCCA